ATGTATGTAGGCTTATCTATTGGATTTGTTGTAAATACCAAGAAGTTTACAGGAATTGTAGGACTATCCGGCCTTGCATTTCTTATGGCTTGACCATCAACAGGAACTTTAAAAGGACCTAATTGCGGGTGCTTTCGTTCAAATTCATCTGGTCCAACCAAAGACCCATTCCACTCAAGCTTCATATCTCTCAGTCTATACTCCATGCCCGATCTATCTGATATACCTTTTGCAAATTTACCTGAAGCAAACCTACCCATCAATTACTCCTGAAGTACTGATATTCTGGTGTAACTGTAAAGCTAGATCTATCTCTATCCTCACCCATAGCTCTTTCAAACTCTTCTTCATAAATAACTTTAAGCATTTGTGTCAGCTGTGGGTTTTTCTTCATCGATAAGTAATAAGCTAGACCAGCCGTTAAACACGGATAAAAGCGAAAGGGGACTTCTAATGTGTTAACAGCTGTGTCCGCATCCTGTATCCTTGTTAAAGCATCGTAAACAATAACATCTGTGCTGTTTTCTGGTGCAGGCCATATTTTTAAGTTTGGTGTTATTTGTCTATCAAGAAAAAACTGTGTAGTTCTGCCAGTTGAAGTTTTGTTTGGTATGGCTAAATAACTGTCTCTACTAATTCTGCTTAAACTGAAATCAGTGCCGCTTCTTCGTACAACAGCTGATAATATATCTATTACATCCGTGCCAAGAGAGTAATCAGTATCATCTGCCGTGACAGTTTGTGTACGTTGTTCTATAGTCCATTGATTTAAACCTCTGTTGGCCCACTCAGCTAACATTAAATTCATAGACCTTTTTGCGGTTTTTAAATCATAACCTGTTCTGACTTCTAAACCGCATCGTTCAAACGCCTCTTCTATGTAATCCGCGACATCTAATTCAAAATTAGTGGAGCTTGAGGTTGCCATGTCTAATCCTTATATAAGTTATCAAATGTTACACTTGGGTCCATATAACTATTATCACATTCTGCATTGTGCATCCACTGACTAGGTTTAAAATCAGGCGCTCCCTCTCCAGTTTCCCACAAGGCAGGGCTTGTTGCACGAACCCTGTTATTAGGTAATGCTACTATATTTCCTGTCCATTTACCAGCCTCTGTTAATTCTATCACATGACTTTGTTTGTGTTGAGCCGGATCGTCAGCAATATCAGATTCTGTATAGTCTACAGTGAACAAATACTTACCTGTATAAAACTTGCCATCTATCTTACATTTCCAAGGACTTGAGCTTGTTCTATCAAACTTTATAATCGAATGATGATGTGAGCTACAATCCCAAGGTTGCACCAAATGAACGGGCATAGGCTCCGGCCATTTGTCTAGTGGAGTGTCTGCAACGAGTGCTGTAATTGGCATCCTAGCCCACATAGCTCCACCATGAACATTTGTACTATCATCAAAATCAGACTCACAACCAGTAAATATCATCTGAAAACTCAAACATCTATCAGGCACAGTAGTGACTGCAATCGCCATAGCGTGCAAATAATCACCATGATATTTTTCGTGGTTATGAGTATACTCTCTTCGCACCCAACACTTGAAGTGCGGAATATTACTTTGTAAATAGGGCATTAGCTAGGCCCTACCGCCTCTTTTCATTTTTTTGATTGCTCCGCCTTTTGCAAAGCCCTTCTTTTTCATACCAGCCATTCCGCCGCCCATCATCTTTTTGACAGGGCCGCCCTTAGCATAGCCTTTCTTTTTCATACCGGCTGCACCGCCACTTCTCATTTTAGAAAAGCCTTTTTTCTTCATCCCGGCTACGCCGCCTGCTTGCATTTTTGAATAGCCTTTTTTCTTCATGTTTTTTTTCTTTTTTGAATGTGCTGGCATTTTAATCTCCTTTTTATGCGCTTACTGCTCCTTTAGTTTTTTTTCTTCTATTTGCCATGACAACGCCACAACCTCTTGCTACGACCGTCCCAGAGCCTGTTTTACCCTTAAAAGGACGTTTAGCCTTTGTTTCTGGAACACGACCACCACTGCTCATTTTTGTAACTTTTGCGGCTGGTGTGTTTCCAACCACAGTCTTGCCCTTTGCACCTGCTTTTTTCTTTTTCCTAGCAGTAGAGGCTCGCTGTGCTTGTGTTAAACTATTTGCTTTTGCTCTAGGTAAACATCTGTCAGGATTCTTTTTATCCTTTGATGTCCCACATTTTCCCTTGATTTTCCCATCAGTTCCTATGCGAACCCAATCTTGTTTTACCCAGTCTTTAAGAGCGCCCATTATTTTTTACCTTTTGCACCTTTAGCATAGTTTGGATCTTTACAATATTTTGATGCTGCCATGTTTGCATAAGCTGATGGATATGTATCAAAAGTTCTCTTAGCCCAAGCTTTACCAGCTGGACAAATTTTACTGCCCTTACTCTTAGCCGCTCCACCCTTTTTAAAATATGTGACCTTTGGCTTAGATGGTTTGGGTCCAGTTCTAACTGCTGATCTCATGCTTGCCTCGCTTTCCTTATTTGTTCTTTACCTTTTTTAAATATACTAGCCACTTGTGTTTTACCCATAACTTTGGCTCTTTGTTCACCAACTGTCAAGATTTGGATTTTTCTTGCAAAAGGTTTTTTAATTTTTTTAACTTTAGCAACCGTTGCCCTAGCATCTGCCGGGGTTGCAAACTTTATACTTACAGTGTCTTTAGGGTTCTCATCTGTATACAAACGTCTACCAGAACCCTTCGGCTTTTTACCCGTTCCTTTTTTTGGATCTTTTCCGTTTCCCATTTTTTAACAACCCTGATAATATTTTAGATTGACCCGCGTGTGCCTTAGATGCTTTTTTCAATTTATTTGCAACTGTTTTAATTTTGCGTTTTGCTTTAAGTCCAAGTGCTGACATTAATTACTGATCCCTATAAATATTGAAATTATACCAACAAGCTGTAATACAGCTCCTAATATTATAGCCCATATGCGAGCATCAATCTTGTCTATCTGTTTTTGTAAATGACTCAAATGATTAGTTTCGAGACGATCCATAGTGTCTTCTAAGACAGCTAATCTTTTATCTAATTCATGCAAAAGATCTTTTTCTTTCTTAGTAGCCATCAACACTTCCACCTTCTTCTAGCCTGTCTTAGTCTACTATTAGGATTAGCGGCTGCCTTTGGGAACTTTTTCATTTGACCCGCACTCCTAGCACAAAAAGACTTTCTTCTTTTAGCGTCTTTACTGCCTTTTTTAACTTTGCCTGTAACAGCAGTTTTAAGTTTACTGCCGGGATTAGCACGACGATATGCTTTTACACCGGCCTCAGTCATTCCCGCCCCAGCTTTTGTGGGGCGGAAGTTTTTCTTGTTGCGCGGCGGCATTTTTGATTTACGCCTAGACACAGTTCACCTAATTAAAGAAAAAGGTCACTGCCGTGATATTAGTCAATGTGCTAACAAATATATCACTAACCTTAATTCCCTCAGCGGGAATGTTAACAGAATGAGTATCTGAAGCATTAAAATCTAAATCTAGAACTGTGGCGCCACCGCTTGCATCGGTTACAGTTAGCCGTGGAGTTCCAGAGGCAGTTTTTAACTGTATCTGTCTTATGCGAGCAGGTCCTACAGCGAGTGAACCCGTTGCAGTAATCCTTTTCGTTTTTACGTCAGAGCCTGCCATTTAAGTCTCCTATTATTGGTCAGCAAAAGCAGGTGCTGTAGTTGATGTAACAGTACCAAAAATTTGATAATTAGTAGTATCTATTCCCACGATTGTAATATCAAATGCTTGTGGGACGTTTAATTGTATACTACTGTTTGAATTACCATCTGAAAAAACAGTGGCATTGTCTGCATTTGTATCTAGGTGTGTAACACCGCCAATGTAAAAATTTGAATTACCCGGTGTGATAATTAAAGCATCTGTCCCATCAGCTGCTCCACCTGCATAAACAAATCTAAAAACAGAACCAGCTATAGGCGCTGGTAATGTGTATGTGTTATCTTGTGAACCGTCTGGTACAAGTAAAATTCTACCACTATGAGTAGCATTATCTAGAGTTTGATTTCCATCAGATAAGCTAACCGGTGCTCCACCAAGAGTTGTTACTTCTGTAATTGTTCCAGTGGACGCGTTTTTACTAATTGTTTTTATTGTGCTTTCTGATCTTATAGGACCTGAAAAAGTTGAATTAGCCATGTCAATCTCCTTGTCTTGGCAAATGTCAGAGTTAATTCTCTGTCAAGGTAATTTTAGTATACATAAAAAAAACGAGGACAGCAAGCACTGTCCTCGTTTTGTGCGAAATGCAAAGTTGCTTATGCACCCGGAGTTGCAAATATACATCTCCAGTCTGAAACACCAAAGCTGTATCTTTCTCTAGCTTTGAATCTCATGTTACCTGTGTCAAAGTCGCCTTCCATTGCGGTCTTGATAGGTGAACGGTTGAAGTATTTAAAACCGTTTGGAGCATCTGTCTTAATGAAGAACGCGTCTGTGTCAGTTAAGAAATGGTTTACAACTGCCCCTTCAGGTAGCATACCCATGTTCTTAATTGCGTTCGCATCATTGTCAGAAGTTCCAACTCTTAAATTACTATTTAATACTCTTTCAGCAGTAAACTGTAACTCTTTTGGAATTATTAACTTCATGCCTCTTACAGCGATCTTCAAGCCTCTTTCATCCTTGAAACCTGCAATATCAATCAATGCCTGCTCTAATGATGTCTCATTTAAGTCAGAAGCTACTGATAAGATGTTGCTCTGGTTACCATTGATAGTTGGGTGTGAAGCAGACGCTAATGCAGCACCATCGCCGATTGCACTTGATGTACTGAAAGCGTTATTCAAAATGGCAGCAGCTTTGATTTGCTTTGTTTGTGCCATTGATCTAGCTAACGCTTTTGTATATCTACTCGCAAGTCTGTCATAAAGATTATCTTCGATAGCTTCTTCTGTGATTGAGAAAGCTAAGGCAATAGTCTCATGTGTGTATCTTGCGGTAAATGTTTCTTGTGCATCG